GTCGCGTTGGCCGCAGCCGCCGGGCCGTAAGCCCTCTTCATAATCTGACCGCCGGCCATGTTGAATCCGGCTTTGGCCACCACGGACTTGAAGCCGAAGGCCGAGATCAGGCTGCCGACCATGTCCTTGATGATGCCGCCCGCGGCAACGCCGGACCATGGCTTGTTCGGGTTCTTGCGCTCGATCCCGGCCGTGGCGCGCAAGAACCGCTGCAACATGGCGATTTCTTCCGGCGCGTAGAGCAACTGCGAAACGCTCTGCTGTGTCGCCAGCGCCTGCTTGATGTTGCTTTGCAACTGCTGCACGCCGACGGCCTCGCCGCCCTTTGACTGCACCATGCGCAGAAAGTAGGCGAGGCGAATGTCATCCCACGCGGCCTTGGCGGCTTCGGGCTCAAGATATTTGTCGTATGCGGTCTTGAGGTTCTTCAGCGCCGCGACGGTGCCGCCCTTCGTTTGTGCGGTCGGGCCCGTGAACAGCGCGTTGACCACGCCCTCGGCGCTGTCGGCTTTTTTCAGCACGTCGGACAAAATGCGAGCGGCAGGCGATCCTTGCGGGCCGTCAAAGACTTGATGCAATTCGCGCGTCAGTCCGCGGGCGACAACCATGTTGGCGGCCGACTGCGGGTCGCCTTTCAGCAACGCCTGCTCGGCGGCATCGCGCACCCAGTTGTTGAAACCTTCCATGAGCGCGCCGGCGGCCTCACGGTCGGTCGGATCGGTTGCGCCGCGCTGAATCTTCGACAGCCGCTTGCGCATCTGGTCGATGCTGCCGATTGGGTTCGCGTCACGCCACTCGGACACCTTGGCCGGCGCCTGCCCCTTGAGGAAGGCGTCAAGCTCCTTTTCCATCATCTCGGCCTTGAGGCCCTGCGGGATCGGGAACTCGCCAATCGCTTCGTTGAGCCGCTGCTTGAGCAACGGCATCGCTTCGTCGGTCGGGCGCAGGTCCTTGACGCCTTCCCAGGCTTGGCGCTCCGCGGCCTTGGCTGTTTCGAAAGCGTTTTCCGTGTTCTGCCGGATCGCTGATCCCATCTCGGCCTTTGAATAGTCCGCCGACGTGCGGCCGGGTGCGAGGCGCTGCGCAATGCCTGGACGCGTCGTGCCGCTTGAGGTGGCAATCTCGCCAAGAATGGCGTCGCTCACCTGCTTCTGCTGGTTGCGGTCAAAATTCTGCATCATGCCGGCGGCCTGCTCGCCGTAGTTGCCGCCGCGGATGTGTTGCTCGCGGAGCAACGTCGGCATGTCGCCGGAAAGTTCGCCGCGGGTCTTGGCGATACCGAACTCTGAGTTCGTGACGCCGCGGGCGGCAGTATCGGCGCTGCCGGTACGAGCCAGTTCCTTGGCGAACTGCTGCCGAAGCTCTGCCGTCAGTGCGGACGCATCGAGGCCAGCCTCGGAAGCCGCCAACGCGCCCTTCTGCGTCAGTTGACCCGTCGAGCGGTCGAATAGGCTTGGCTCGGTGACGAAGCGCCGCCAGAGTGCGGGAACGGCAGCGCCGGCAATCTCGCCGCCAGCGCCGAACAAACCAGCCGCCGTGGCCTTCTTGCCAACGTCGCGCATGTCTGGATTGTCGCCGCCCAACAGCATATTGCCGACGTCCTGGGCAACCGACGTTCCAGCCTGAGTGATACTTTGCGCTAACGTGCGGAAGCCAAGCCCGGCTTCTATGCCTTTCAGTCCTTTGCCGACCAACCGTCCAGCGCCGACGTAAGGCGCAACGCCTTCGACGCCGCGAACCACGTCCTGCATATCGAGTCCGGGCTTGTTGACGTAGGCACGTTGCGGTTGCCCGTCTTGCCCGCGATAGACGATCAGCGGATACCCGTTCGCGTCCTGCTCGGTGCCGAGGAATCGGTCGCCCAGCATATCCTTGTAGGTGCCGACCATGCCTTTGTCGGACGTACCGGCGAGCCAAGCCGCGGACTCACTCATCGGCTTGTTGATTCCCTCGTTGATCGTGACCTCGGCAATTGTCGGGATATCGGTGTATCGCGGGTCTTGCTTGCCGCGGATAGTCTGGACAACGCGGCCGGTCCAGCTCTTGGCGTCGGGTTCCGCATCAACACCCGATTGCTGGGGCTGGGAAGGGGGCTGGACGGGCGTTTGTTGCGTCTCTGTTGCCTTGCCCCAATAATCCGTCGATGGCTGCGGTTTTGCGTCTGGCGAGGCTGGCTGCCGACGCTGCTGTGTGCCGCCCATTTCAAAGCCTGGGCGCGGAATTGGCGCGGGACGCGGGACAGGGGCAGGCGATTGCACCTGCTCGAGCGTCCCTCCGTCGAGGGCCATACTCCAATAGTCGGCCATTAGATGCCGAACTCCTGTTTGACCCGCTTGGTGGTCTCTCGCTCGAGCAGGGTCTTGTCGGCGCCGGGATTGGCTTGCCGAAGCTGTTGCTCAATCTGCATGCCGCGCTGCCGAACGATGTCCTTCATCCCGTCGAGCGACGAAACGCCTTCAATGCGCCCCGTCTTAGCAAGTTCGGCAATCTGCTGATCTGTCCCCTTGAACTCCCGCTTGATCCAGTTCAGGCGGGCAATGGCCATCTTCTGCAACTCGATCTGCTGGTTGAGCTTGCTCTGGTACACCGTCGGGCCGTCGCTGACAGACGGGTTAGCCGCATACATGCGCTTTTCCTCGGCGCCGGAAACTGCCGATCCAGACAGAGCTTTGATACGGTTGTTGAGGCGTTCCGTCGTCGTGGTGGCGAACCGTGAATAGCCCTCAAGGAATTGCTTGTTCTCCGGCGCCATCTTCCCCGACGACAGCCAGTCCTGCCAGCCGAGGCCGAACGCCTTGGCCTGACCTTCGAGGCCCAGATATTCCGGCCTAAAGTTGCTTTTGATCGTATCCAGCTCGCCAAGGTCCGTGGCACGATCGACAATTGCCTTGTCGATGTGGTTCACGCCTTCCTTGCCCATCCCGCCGGCCACAGCCGGGTCGTTGAACATCTTCCCGGCTTCACCCTTGCCCTGCATCGCCAAGCCGAAACCCAACAGTCGCGCCTTGCTGGATGGCATCGGCCCGAGCGGTGTCTCGACCATCGGCTCTGGTGCGGCCTGCTGCGGCGCTGGTCCGCCGGTCTGCGCAAGGATTAGGTTCGGGTCTTGGCCCGATTCTGGGGCGTAGGACTGCGGACGGATCGGCGATTGCGGGGCGGCCGGGGCCTGCGGGCTGAATTGTCCTTGGATCGCCTGACTAACGGCTTGGCTGATCGGATCGCCGCCCTTGATCGAGTTCATAATCAGGCTGCGGCCCTGTTCAGACCTTGGATCGACGCCTGCCGCGCGAAGCTGCCGCACGACCTCCGGTTCCTCGCGGCGGTTCAGATTGTCGATCTGCGCCTGTTTGAGCTTATCGGCCATCGGGTCGACGTAGCCGCGGGCCTCGGCGATCAGGAACTTAGGACCGTTCACATGGTCGTTCGGATCGACGCCTGCTCGGCCGAGCGCTGCGCCCATCTCCGGATGGCTGGCCAGCACCTTGCCCCAAATCTGTTGCCTGCGCCCTGGGTCTTTCTCGTTGTCCGCCATCTGCGCAAGGCCAGCGATCTGCTGCACCTTGGCTTTCTGCTGCTCGAGGTCGAAGGCCTGCTGTTGCCGGGTGTCGGCCCTCTGTGCGAGCCTTTCCTTTTCAAGCGCCCTTTCCCCCTCGAACTGCCTGTCCATCCCCTGGCGGTAGGACTGCAAGCCCTGCTGCAAGGGCTGCATCAGGAGGTTGACGTTGGCAGAGGGGCTGAGTTCGAACGGGATCGGTGCGACCATGTCAGGCCCTCAGTGTTCTGGCCATGTTGCCGAACGCGTAGCCACCACCAGCGCCGGGAGCAAAGCCAGCCATGAGCAGGTTTGCTCCACCGCCGACCGCGCTCATGAGGTTGTTCATTCCTTGGGTTTTGGCCTGATAAATGTTTCCCAGCCTTTGGGCCTCGATGTTTCCGGCGTTGGTGCTGTTGCCGCTGAGCGCCTGCGCCTGGCCCGTGTCGAGGCCTGCCTGCGCGTTGGCGGCTTGAAAGCCCATCTGGCCGGCGCCTTGGAGACGGTTGCGATAATCCGCCACCTGCTGGCCGTAGCGCTCGGCGCCGACGCGGGCGACAGCTGCCCCCGATGCGCCGCTGTTGCCCATCCCCTGGCCGTTGTAGCGCCGGAACATGTTGCGCGTGAGTAGATTGGTGTAGTCCTGCTCACCCTGTCGAAATGGGTCAGCGTTGAAGTTGCTGAACGCCTTCTGATACCCGCCAGCGCCGTTGACGCCGATGGCGTCGTTATAGAGCGAGTTGGCTTGCTGGCCCTGCTGCGCATACGGCGTAAACCGCCCCTGAGCAGCGCCGTAGCCCGTGGTTATATCACCGCGCGCCTGCGTATTGGCCGCCTGCTGCGCCGCAGCCGCCTGATTGGCGGCGTTGACGCCGGATTTACCGCCGAACAGATCTGCGAAGAAAGACATCAGCCCCTCACGTGATCAGCGCGTTCAAACGACGCGTCAGTTCTTCCAGATACCGATACCAAACCGGGTTGATCGAACCGTCTTTCAGAACGACAGGCTCTGAGGCAGACGGAAGCTTGACCTTGGTCGCCATCAGCGGAACCTGACAATTTGTTGGTTTTCAGGGACGTCGTAGTCCAGCCACGGCGGACGGGCGCGGCGCTGGTCGGGGGTCATGTCCATGCGCTTTTGGACGGTGCGGGCTTCGACCTCGCCTGCCTTGCGCGTGTATGCGTCCATGCGTCCTGATGGGCTATCGACAGCCGCAGCAGCTTTATCCCACGTATCACGCCAAGGAACGCCATTTGCATCGTCAACTGGTCTCATCCAGTCCATCTTTTCGCGGATCAGAGCTTCCCGCTCATGCTGCAAAAGATTATACGACCCTCCGGGCGAAAATCCCTCAGCCGACTGAATTAAATGTTGGTTTTCGTGCGGCAACACATCCACGATGCCTAAGTCAGATTTAGTAACACGACCCGGCTCGTACCCGGCAACAACAGCATGTCGACCATCTGGCAGCTTTGCTATAGCGCCTTCGCCGGGGCGGTACGCTTGCGTCACGGCGAATGGTGTTTCCGCCATGTCTGGATAAGCACTGAACAAATCTGGATGCCTATAGACGCTACCGAGTGGACGAGAAGTGCCTTCCTTCATTTCAGAAGACGACGCCAAGAGCTGGGCGTTGCTATCATCGATCTCGAACCGCCATTTACCGTCAACGCCGCGGAACCAGCCCGTGTCAGCGTGGATCTGTTCACGTGGCACGCCTTGGGCCGCCATCTCTTCGGCTTTCGCGAGAGCAGCGTGATCGGCGGTCTTAGCCAGCCTGCCGCCAAATATGCCGACGGCGTTGGCGGGTTTCTGCATAGCCATTCCGCCCATGAGTAGGTTCGTTCCGAAGTCGCCGCCAGCGTGCCCCGCCGCGCGCCAGTCTTGCGCTGCAACAGCCTGCATCAGTCGATTTGCCGCCGCTGCAGGACCATCGATAAACCCCGGCCATGCCGCCCGCGTCGTACCGTCCTCATACGTGCCAAGCGGCAGCCATGTCGCACGGTCGAGAACGCGGTCCTTCGACGGCACCTGATCCGGCCGATACCCAATACCTTCCGGCATGAGCAGATTATCAGCCATCAGCCCGGCAGCCTTTCAGCATCGAGAGCAGCGTCGAGGAACCCGCGCGCAACGGCGGCGGATGTCGTCAGGCGGTAGGTCACGCCCTGGTCCGAGTAGTGCCCCCAGCGGCGGGCCACGATGCGTTTCACCCGCTCGCCCGCGGTGCCCATCGACACCGAGCGCTCCGAGCCCCACGTCGCGCCGCCGTCTCGGCTGGCACGGATCATCATCTGCGGATCTTCGGTGCTGTCGTCGCCGGGGACGGCGCCCTGCCCCATCACCGCGCGGACGCGGAGGTTGTTGACCCTGATCCGATCCGGGAACACGTGATGCGTCGGCGTGATGATGTCGAGGATCAGCGGGTCGCCCGCTTCGTCTTCATAGTCCCGGTGCATCTCGTACAGCTTGCCCTCGGTGGCATCGCAGGCGATCAGCTTACCTGCGAACGACACCACGGCATTGCAGCGCCATCGGTTGGCGCCATAGGATTCGCGCTCATGCCACATCTTGGTTTTCATGTCGTAGACCCACGTCCAGTCCGTGCCGGTGAAGGCAATGAACGTGTGCCCGTCTTCGCCCCAGCTTGTCGCAGTGATGCTTGAGCGGTTGGCGTCGTCACGGATCGCGCGCTCGACGGCATGCGTGGAGATAGGCGCGGCGCTGTAGCCCTCCATCAGCGCGACAAATATGTTGCTCTTTGGGTCCGTCGCAATCCAAGCCAGCGTTTCGCCTGCCTCGGTGACCGATGCAGCCGACAGACACCCAAACCGCTTGGCTATCACCCGACCGAATGGGAACGTTTCACCCGTGTTGCGCCACCATTCGACACTGTCGGTGCCGAACATGACCAATTCGCTCTCGCGCACGGCAACGCGCACGATTGCATCCGGCGAGCTCTCAGCGCTGGCAAAATCGAGCGGATCGATCGCCGTGAAGTCGTCGACGTCGGAGATGAACCACTGATTGCCGAAGCCTGGAAAAATGCCGTAGCCGTCGAGCACCGCAAAGGATGATGCCGCCGGCAGGTCCAAGTCGGCATTCAGCGTCAGTGTGGTTCCGACCAGCACCCAGAACTGCCCCGCCGAGCAGATGCCGATCTGTGTGGGCACCGCGCGATTGCGAGCCATGTAAACGGCACCGTCTGTCGGGATGGCGCCGATCTGCGTTGCTGCGCCCGCGCTGTCCACCCGGAACAGCAGTCTGCCAGCCACGACATACAGGTAGTGGTCGACCGCCAGAGCCGCTCGAATGCCGCTCCCGCCCGTCAGCGTCGACCACAGCGACAGCCCCGAACACGCATAGATCGGCGTATCCACCGTTCCCTCTGGCCCCTGCTGCTCGCGGAAGCAATTCACCAGACGCGCCGAGCCGTTCGCCGAGAACCGGCCAGGGTTCGATTGGCTGGGGAAGACAAGCGGAATCGTGGTCATCAACCGGAGACCGATGCGACGGAGTAAGGCCAGATCTGCGACGGCATGCGCGTGATGCCGGGATCGGCCGACGCCTCGGGAACCTTGAAATACTGGCCATAGATGCCGGCCATGCCATCGCGCGCCATCTGCTCGACGCGGGGCGAAATCGGCACGTTGAACATGGGTGCGAGATCCATGCACAGCAGCGCTTGCACGCCGCGCTCGTGCGCTGGCCCCAGCGGGAACGTTGATGCGAGCGTCATCGGCGTTTCAGCGTAGAGCGTCCAGTACGTCGACCAATTTGGCGAGCGTCCCGGCTCGTCGTTGGCCGTGGACGTGTTGACGGCGCTGCATGAGTAGGTGTTGCCCCCCACGCAAACGCCGTCGTTGACGTTGTAGGCGTAATTCTTCTTCCAATCCCCGAGCCACGTCGTCCCCGGAGGATAGAGCACGAGCAAGCCGTCGTTGTGCCAGCTCGCAATCATGGAGTTCAGCGCGGCGAGACCATCCGCCATGGCCTGCGCCGACGGGCTCTCGCCTTCTCCGTAGTATTGGAGCAGGTTGAACGTCCGGGTGATGATCTCGCGCGCTGTCGTCATCGGTTACGATCCGCTGACACGAACGCCGAGGCGAGGATCGATGACCTTTCGACCGTAGAGCAGGTCGAGACGCCATTTGCTGATGTCGTTCGTGCCGTCGTAGATCGGGATCACACGAACCGACAGACCCTTGTAGCTTTCGCGGTGTCCGCCGTAGGCAGCCGCCGGCATCTCCATCGGAACGACAGCCAGAGCCATGGTGTTCTTGTGGTACATCATGTTCTGGGCGTAGCCGGTCGAGGCCGAGCCGATGAACGTCAGGCCGGCGTTGTCGGCCGGTGCAACGTTGACGGTCTGATAGACACCCGACGTGATAATCGGCGGGCTGATGGTGAGCGTCAGGTTGCCCGAGCCGTCAGACGAGCCGTCTGCCGTGACGACGAACGTCGCGTCCTGATCCGTGACAGCCTTGGTTTTCGGGTTGACCCACTTCACGTAGGCGCCCGAGGTGCCCGAGGCATAGATCTTGAACACGTCGCCTTCCTTGACGCGCGAAGCGGCGGCGGCGGTCCAGCCGTCCGTGATCAGCGATTGCGTCCACGTGTTCTTGGCCGTGTCGTAGGTCACGTTCTGCGAAGCGCCGTTGACGAGCGGCGTTCCGCCGAGCGGTCCGACCGTGTGCGTCGGAACCATCTGGTTCATACGCGTGTCAACGCCGCCGATCTTGCCGAGAGAGCCGTCGCGGTAGGCGCTGCCGGCCGCGTTCTGGATGTACAGGGCGGTCTGGCTGCCCAGCATGCCCCAGTAGTCGCCGGGCGAGAGCACCGCGTTGCGATCGTCCATGGGCACTGCCATGGTGTCGAGACGCTGCGGGCCGAGAGCGAAGTCCGAGAACGAGTTGATCACCTGACCGGGCGTGCCGACCCAGTGATAGAGCCGCTTGTACATGGTCGACAGCACGTCGTTGGCCATGTAGTTGATCAGGTTCGACATGGCCGGCTTCATCACGCGCTCGGCGAGGTCCGTCACCTTCAAGGTGAGGTCCGTGCTCGTGAACTGGAAGTCGATACCGACCTGTTGGTCGATGGTCAGGTCGACCTTGCCCTCGATCACGTCCTGAGTGGAGAGCGTCGCTCCCGAACGCACGGTGAAGTCGGCAGGCCTACGAATCGACAGCGTGTCGCCGATCTTGTAGCCGTTGACCTGCTGCGAATACTCTTCCTCGTATGCACGGTGGAACGTCTTGATGACGCCAAGCTCGTTGTCCAAGATGGCGAGAGCCGCCTTGGCAACGACGGCAGCGGTTAAGGTCGTATTGCTCATTGGTTAGTGGTCCTGTCGGATCAGACCCGCGCGCTGTAGATGATCTTCTGCAAGTCGGAGACGCCCATCTCGGCCAGGGTTGGCGCGGCGGGTGCTGACGAGCCGTTGATCATCGGAGGCGGTGGCGGTGCGTTGGAGGTTTTGCGCGCCTGCGGCGGGGTCGAGACCCGCATCTCGAGGCGAGCGATTTCAGCGCCCTGCAGGTGTGGCTGTAGACGAGCGATGCGATAGAACTCTTGCGGATTGCGGCCGAGGTAGTTCGCCAGCTCCGGGGCCTTGTCGCTTTCGGCGATCAGGTCCGCCATCTCGGCCGATACGACGGGCAAGCGGGCGAATGCCTGCAACCCTTCGTCAAGGCCTTCGATGCGCTCGCGTGCGTCCTCGATCTTGGCCTGGAACATATGAACCCGAGCCGTGTCGACTGCCGCGGCCGCGCTTTTGGCGGCTTCGACGGTCTGCTCCAGCCGATCCTCACGCACGGCCTGCCGGGTGGCGTGGCGCGCGTCGTAGGGGTCGTTCGGGTCCGGTTGCTCCTGAAGCTGCTTGTGGATGCGAGACGCTTCGCTCCGGAGAGCTTCAATCTCGCGTTCCCTCGTGCGCTTCTCGGCCGTCAGGCGTCCGATATCCTCGCGGATACGAGCCTTGCGCTCCTCCGCGGTCTGTTTCGGCTTGAACTTGCCGTCCTCGCCGCGCGGTTGCTCGTCTTTACCTTCACCTGCCTGATTGTCCGGCTCGGCGGTTCTCGCCGGCTCGGGTGCAGCCTCGGGCTGGGCTGGGGAATTGGTCGTGGGCGGCACTGCGGCCGAAGGGACAGGAACGGAAACGGAATCCAACGCAACAGGACTTGCGGCCGGAGCCGGGGTGGTCGTGTCAGTCATGGGAAAGAACCCTTACGGGAGTGGCGGCACTAGGCCGGGGGACGCAGCACCAGGCATCGGCATTCCGCCTCCGCCTTGCATCATGTTGTCGGCGTCGAAGTCGCTCGGGCCGCCGATCTGGTCCTGATCGGGCTCGGGCATGCCTTGCGGCGGCATCGGCGGCTGTTGTGGCATCAGCACAGCCTCAGGCGGCGGCAACGGCTGCGGCGGCATCCAGCCGGCAAGCTCGGCACGCGCCTGGGCAGCGTCGGCATAGGCCTTCTCCGCCTGCGCATTGCGGAGCACCACTTCTGAGCGAATGACCGGATCGGCGAGCGGATCGGGCGGCGGCGGCGGACGCGTGTTCGGGTCGTCAGGATCGACCAGAATATTTGGGTCGATGGTGTTGCGGAACCGCTTGGCCATCTCTTCCGAGCCCGGCCAATCGAAGTTTTTCGCCACCAGATCGCGCACCAGCGGCACCGCCTGTGGATCGGTCTTGAGGTACTCCATCAGCGTGTCGGCGGCTTCCATGCGCTTCGTCGCATAGCTCGGGCCGATGGTGACGCGGCAATCGAAGCGGGCCGCCGACAGATCGTTCATCACCGAGGGCATGCCGAATTGATTGTAGCCCTGCGCGTTGATCTTCACGAGGTCTTCGCTGTCGTCCTCGCCGAGAACGCGGATCGTGCGCTCGGTGTCGTAGATCTTCGGGATAAGGTCGATCAGGATACGCCCGCAATGCCACATCGAGCGCTGCAGGTTGTCGGCGTAGTGATAATTCGCGGTGTCGCCTTGGCGCTCGCGGTTGCGGATGGCGATGCCCGAGGTCTCGTTGCTTTTTGCCCCGAGCGAAGCATCATAGATGCCCGTCGTCGCCTTCATGTCCTGGTCGGCAATCTGCGCCTCGTTGGCGAAGGCGACCGGCATCTCGGGCGGATGCTCGCGGCGCGGACCCAGTCCCGGCGCCTTGTCGTCTGGCTCATAGGGCAGGTATGGCGTGTTCGTCTTGTTGGCGTTGTCCCAGATGCCCTTGACCTTCGCAATCATCTTGAAGGTGACGAGCCAAGGGGATTTCGGCTGCAGCGCCAGCGTTTCGGCGGCTGCCGTGCGGTTGTAGTTGTAGAGCTGCTGCGGATCGCGGGCGAAGCGAATGAGACCGTGCCGCATGATCGCGGTCTCGAGCGGGACTTCCGAACCGAGAACCGGGATCAGCGGGATATACTTGCCGGCCCACTTGAACGGCCCGGCCAGCACGGCAGAGCCCGAGATCAGGTATTGCTCGACCTCGTAGGTGTCGGCCATGCGGGTCTTTGTGATCAGCCCCATGGCCTGCGCTTGCTCGGCGACGGCCGGGTCAAGCTTGCTCATGTCGATCGTCTCGCCGGTATCGGTGAGGCCGAGCAGCTTCTTGACCTTGCGGCGGACCCAATACTCGGCGATGCGCACGCCGTCGCGGGTGAGCCACGTCAGACGGTCGCCCGTGCCATCGGTCGGCGGATCGACACCGTCAAGCGACACCTTCGGATAGAGCTTCTTGAACGAGGCTGTGGGAATGATCTCGGTGACGAGCATCCATTCCGCATCGGAACGGTCGGGCTCGACGGCGGAAGGATCGCAATAGACCGAGAGCGGATTGCGCACGGCCTTGAGGCGTAGCTCCTGCTCCCAAGCTTCGTCATCGACGTACTCGGTGCAGACCCGGAACCAGCCTATGCCGCAAGCGACCTGATGCTCGGCCGCCGTGCCGTAAACATGCTTTGCGCTGGACTGATACTGGATCTGGCGCAACAGGCCGTTGTAGATCTTCGTCAGCTTGGGATCTGAGTTGTCGTCGACCGGCGAAACCTTGATCGCGAGATCAGCCTGCCGAATGTCGTTCGTCACCTGCCGGATGAACTGCGGCAGCCGGTTGATCGTGAGGATGGGACGGCCGGCGGCCTGGCGTTCCTTGCGAATGCTCTCGGGCCACTGGTAACCGGCCACGAACGCCATATCCATCGCGGCTTCGCGACGGTTCTCGCGCTCGAATTGGTAGGATTGCTCGAGGCGGTCGCGCGCTTCCTGGACAAGAGACTTGTCGTCCCGCGTCTCAGCGCTCGGTTCGGCGTCGGAGTTGCGTTCGGACTGGGCGGGTTGCCCGTAGCCGAGGCTAGCCAATGTCTGTGGCCTCTCGTGTGGCTTTCTTCATCGCCTCGAAGGCGCGGAGCTCACGCATGGCAATGTCGACGGCGCCCGGAGGCAGTTCACCGTCGACAAGGGGAATGCTGATCTTCTTCATTGCGGCGAACGACGTGATATGCGCCTCGTTGCCGTCGACCTCGAACTTGTAGCCGCGCTCGGTGTAGGTCGTTCTCATGCGCCCAACCATCCGCTTTCAGCCTGCATGGGGCTATTGCCGAAATTCCAGCTTGCCACGTCCTCGTCAGGAAACGGGAAGCCGCCGGGGTAAAGGTCGTGGATGCGGGCTAGAGCGTCCATCATGTCGTCATGCAGGCCCACGGGGAACGGCTTGTATTCTTCCTCGCGAAACGCGGTCACGAGATCGACAACGCGGCCCTGATAATCCGTCTTGTGCAGTTTCGTCGGCATCCAGACGCGACCGGCTTCGAACAACGGAATCAGGCGTTTGATGCGGTCGTTTTTGGGTTGCGATCCGCCAAGCTCGGTGACGTTGAAGCGGTACGTTCTGCGCTCCATCTCGGCGCGGAGGTGCTCGACGTCGGCCATCATGCCGTATTTTTCGTAACCCACGGCGTCGATCGGCTTCCATTGCCGGTGCAGTTCAAAGACCTTTTGAGCGCGTTGCGTCAGGCTCAGGCGGTCGCGCACCATGTCGAGCACGTAGACGTTCTGATCGGGACCGAAACCGATCACCCAAATCGCGGTGTAGTCCGAGCCCTTCTTCTTCTCGCTGGCGGCATCCACCACAATGCACTTGTTCATGATAGCGTGGTCGGCGGTGTTGTAGTGCTTTAGCCAGTCCTCGCGGAATCCTTGGGTCTCGTCGGCTTTCGGGTCTTGCAGCATTTGGCAGGCGAAGGTGTAGGGCCCCATATCGCGGCGCTTTTGCGCGATGGCTTCGCGGGAGAGCAAAACGGGATCGCCGTCAACCGTGCCGTCGAACGTCGCCTTATGGATGCGCGAAGCGATGCCGCGATCCATGATCGTTCGGTAGCTGTCATTGAAATGGTAGCGCGTGCCAATGTAGCGGGTCCGGCTGTGCTCACTGACGAGGTTGCGCGAGAGCTCCCAGGCTTCCGTGACCTTCTGGATCATGTCGGGCGTAGTGACGCTCTCTCGGGTCACTACGTCGTCGTAGACCATCAACTTGTAGTGTTTCGAGGTCGGCTGGCCGTCGACCAATCCCCAGGCCTCTATCGTCGCTTCCTTAGGGTTGCTCTTGCGCTGGACGACGAGGCCCTCGTCTTCGGACCATTTAGGGCTCTGCGCCTTGGGCTCGGACCACAGGATATCCGGGAACAGCTCGAGCAGCAGCGTATTGGTTTCGAACTCCCGCTTGATCTGTCGCAGGAACGCCTTGGCGATGGGCCGCGTGTGCGAGAAGATGCCGACCGTGACGTCCGGGTCTTTCAGGATCTCCTGAATAGTCAGCGCAAACGTGATGATCGTGCTTTTGTAGTGACCGCGCGCCCAAAGGTCCAAGTGATCATCGGGATTGGCCTGCACCTCACGGCAGCGCTCGAACACCCAATCCCGGTCTGCATCAATGCGCTTGAGGCCGCGCGTCAGCAGGAAGAACAAATCCGTCTGACACAGGCCCCGCATGATCGGCGCCGCTTGCTTCGGCGGCAACTTGCTCAAGGAAGCTAGCAACGGCTTGTAGTCCGCTCGCGAGGTCGGCAAGCGCATCGTCGGCTTTGACATCAACTTGTTTGGGGATCACTTTTGCAACGACGTTGATATAGACGTCTGGCTTCTGCTCGCGGCAGGCTTTGATAGCCTCAACGCCGCCCGTTTTGAAATCTTCGTATAGAGCGTCGACAAAAGCCTGATCGAGCTTGGCGCGCGATCCTACAGGCCTTCCTGCGGGGTTTCCGGACTGTCCGGGCTGGAACGGCTTGAGGTTTGCGAGACCCCTTTGTTTGGCCTCTGTTAGTTCAGTGGCTTTATCACTCATGCGTTGTATCTACGTTTCACGTGAAACTCGATGTCAGGAACACCACCGCGTCGTCTAGCTCTATCGCTGTCGGCTCGACGGGAAGAGCGATGGTTTCTGTCTTGCCGTTGACGGTGCGGGAAACCTTGAAGGCCTTGGCTTTGAAGTCCCAGGTAACGTGGGCATCCATGAGCTTGCGGGCCTTCAAGGCGGTGTTGATTTCGCCGGCGGTCATCCGTGCTGCATGATCATGGGCTTGAGGCCTTCGGCGGTGCGAATGACGTGAGCCGAGTGCATCTTGTTGACCACAACGGTGTGATCGGTGCCGTCCCAGAGTTTGCGGGAACGGGTGATCCAGCCGCGCCAGTTGATCCAGGGCGGAAGTTCCTTGCCGCGGTACATCTCGGCAACGTGCAGGATGGCAAACAGGCTGACGAACAGCGAGACGACGCCAACCTTGAGAAACGACTGAATGTCCTGAGCGGTCTCGTTGTCGATGTGGCCGTATTTGACGTACCAGCGCAGATCCTCGCGGGTGTCGTTGCTGACGGTCTTGACCGAAGCAGCTGCAGATTTCGCGGCAACAAGCTTCAAGCGGGCGTCTGCAAGCTGCTTCTCGGCCTGATCGACGCGCTCTTGCCATTTGGCGCGCTCTTTCAGGTCGGCAAGTGCCACCTTGGCCTGCGTCCACCGTGTGCTGCCTTCCTTGGCGGCCTCGAGCAGTTCCTCGGCAGCGCCAACGGACATGACGGGCTTGCCGGCGACCTTGGGCAGCTCCTGCCAGGTCATGGCCTTGAGTTCGTTGAGGTTCTTCTCTTCGCTGTTGACGCGGCGTTGTGCGGTCTCGAGGTCGGTACGGGTGTCTGCGTAGGAGGTGAAGGCAGCCTTCTGAATGTTGCCCTTGGCGGCTTCGTTCTCGCCAGCAGCACCGATCCAGTTGTTGGCGGAGTAGGCGAACGCGCCGGCCCAAATCAGACCCCAGCCCAGCATTGCGCCGGGCGAGCGGGTGAACCAGCCGTGCGCCATGCGCTTGGAGGCGATGTATTCAAAGATCAGCGCGGCCATGCCAAGGCTGAGCGAGGCCACGATAGTCTCGGACCCGGTTACGGGGGCACCTGACTTGGCGAGCATGTAGCAGAACGCCGCGATGAGAGCGAGGCGAAGGCCCCAGATCTCAGGCGGAGCGCTGATGCGGGAGAAGGCGGACTTGATCATGGTGTCGTGTCTCCTTGCGGGTGGAGACGCGGGACTATTTGGAAGCGAGAGCGGTTGCTGCGGTGACGATCACGAAAAGCTGTTTCAGCGTCGTGACGAGGTTGGACAAGTCGAGCTTCATATCAAAGTCCATGTTTTGCGAGATAGATTGGCCCCAGGATGATGCAGGCGATGCCTAGAAGAAATAGAACCGACACGGCGGCGGTGACGATGGCGTTTTGGACCTTAGAGACCACCAGTTCGCTCCGAGAACGGCGATAGGTAGGATAGCCCAATGGCTGATGAGGGAGAGCATCGGCGATTGCGTCTTGATACGTCCCGTTGCCGCGATTTCGCCAGAGAGGCAGGCTATAGATACTCACGAAAACGGCGCAGAGTGAGCGTCAGCGGGCATAAGAAACGGCTGGCAGGCCACGTTCAGTAGAGTTCCCGCGAGTCAGTACCGCGTCCGCCGTGAGTAAACTGGAATAGGCCCCGCGCTGTGTATGCGTAGCGGGGCCTTGTTTGTTCTGGGCGCATTTGTGGATTGGTGCGGATACGGTTGTACCGTCCGCTGGGCTGCTCAAGTCGGCCTATCGCCTACGACTATCGGGGGCACGACGCTGAAGTCAGCAGTCATCCTCATGCGCGCTTAAACTGATTTGCGGGGTGTGTCTACCCCGGGTCATGTTTTCGCATGTAGTCGGTCGCGACAGCCACCTCCATTTCTCTGCCGAACATCCTGACCTCAACCATCCACCCGCGTTTCCCGGCGTGCCCAATGATCGTGCCGATGAACTGCGCAAATGGGCCACGCTGAATGGTCACGCGGTCGCCTGCTTCAAACGGCAACACCGGGAAACGGTGCCCGCGGTCGCGCCGGGGATAGAGGCGAGCCAGCGCGTTGCGCTCCACGGTGCCGACCTTCGTCCTGATGTGCTTGGCTTCATACGGCTTGCCTTCGGCGAACACGTAGCCGGGCGCGATCGGCACACGGCGCGTGACCGTTCGCTTGAGCCCCCGATAGGTTTTCTTCTCGGTGGGGACGTAGGCCCTGAGACCGGCTTCGCGGGCTTCCTGGACGGCTTTGCGCTCCTTCTGCGGGGGTGTCGTGTAGGCGGTCAGGGTGCGCATGCGCGTTCTCCTTGTAGGGACGGCCCTGGAACGCGGCCAACTCGGCGAATGTGATGGGGACGTAAACGCGGCCCAGGTCTCGGGCCATGGCGATGCGGGAGGCGAGGGAGGGACGGGTCATGCGAGAAACCTGATCGCCAACGCGTTGCAGATGACGTGCAGGATGTTGTCGGCGGCAATGAGCAGCCAGACAGACAGCCACGCCGGAACATCGTCGGCGTATCCCGTCGCCGTCACTGGGCCGCGCATGCCGTTCTTGGCCCACACGACGAACCGGGCTAGGCGAAAGCGATCAATCAGGAAATGCGTCCCAGTGATCACCGCCAGCGCTGGCCAGCTTTGCGTGATCATCAGGAACGGCAACGAGTAGGCCACAGCGTGGATCGCTGCCGCCGCGTGCTGCTTCGTCTTTTCCGTCGCCATCCAATGCGACTGCAGCAGATAATCCCCGACAGCGTGAGCCACGAGTTGATCGGCGGTGAATAAGCTCACAGCATCCACCCTCCCAGAATGAAAGCGAACGTCAGGAGCCAGAACAAACGCCAGCGCTCAGGGGTGAAGATCACCGCGTTTTGGATTTGGCTTGCCACTTCGCAACCTCCTTTGCTGCCCGTGCCTCGAGAACCGAACGGGATTGACCGGCGACGTAGGTCCGGGTCTGAACAAACTTTCCCTCGATGATCTTCCCCTTCACTTTCGATTTGCGGCCGGTGGTCATGGCTCACCCTCTCCGGTCCAGATCATCAGAACCGAATAGAAACCGTGATGAATGGTTGCCGCGTCGTCTCGAATGGTCCAGCCCTTGGCGAGAAATTGGCCAACGTCGGCCAGTTTGACCCAGCGGAGGTATTCGATCATTCGGCTGCCCCCAATAGGCTGAGCTGCTCGGCACAGGGCGCGGGCTGTTCAATCCTTGAAGATGTGCCCTGTTCTCCAATGCGTTTCGTGCGTCTTAATTCGATGGCAATTCGCGCAAAGTAGCTGCAAATTGTCCATTTCCTTAGCCCATAGAGACAGCCTGATTGGGGTCGGATATCCCCTATGCGCGGGCTTATTCTTTTTGGTTGCGTCAATGTGGTCGATATCCAAGACGCGGGCGTCTGCATTCCCACAATGCAGGCACTTGCCGCCAAGGGTCGCAATGAGAACAAGCTTCCGCTTCCAATATCCAGAACGGCGTTTTTCGTATCGCTCACCTTCGCGCCTGTTCCAGTGGCCACGCCAACACTCAGTGTTGCAGAACCGTCGGCCTGCCGGTGGCGTTCTCTGGCAGCTCGGGCATTTATCTGAGGTTCTGAACCTAGCCTCCCGGTAACATTCCCGGCTGCAGTATTTAGCTTTCTCTGATCGATAAGCATGGGCCTCAAACTCCCTCTGGCAGCAAAGGCAGTTGAGCCGCTTTCGCGTCACTTGTTTTGGCATGGTCGATAAACAAATCTGGTTGTCGATATGCATCGTATATACGTCTACACGCTATATCGAAATAACGTTCTTCAATTTCCACACCGATGAACCGCCGCCCCAGCTTCACGCAGGCAACGCCTGTCGTGCCAGAGCCCATGAAGGGGTCGAGGATGGTGCGGGCTGTTGGCAGGAACTCTAAGCACCATTTCATCAATTCGACTGGTTTCTGCGTCGGATGCTCAGATCCTGGCGCTTTTGGGCACTTGGTAAATTCGCGCAAAGCGCGGTCGCGGCTCGTCCATGCCAGTTCTCCGTCAGAGAAATCTCCCCCCATCAGCTTCTGCCAATAAAGCCAACCCTTTGAGGGCGGCAGTTTGTCGGTAAAGTAATTGCCGCCCCAGATGATTTGCTCGTCGCTGCAACCGAGCAGCATCGAAAAGACGTCTGCCGCAGGGGCTTCCTTGTCCCACCCCATTTTTGGCAAAACTCGATGCCCGCCGCCCTTTCGATCACGAAAGCGCCCGCCGTCTTCACCAATCCCATACGGAGGATCTGTGACGCACGCATCGACCTTCGGCAGCGTCGGCAGAATGTCCCGGCAGTCCCCCAACAGGAGCGTGCAATTGCCGATCACTTCCTTGCGGATGGTCATTCGGCTGCGTCCTTCAGGGATCTAAAAGGTGCGTTCCAAATTTCTTCAGCGAGCTTTTTTTGGCGTTTTAGCTCAATCTTTTGGTTGGCTTTGTCCCATCCTTCTTGCCACTTGATGCGGCGCGTTCCTTGGTACGGGCAATCTCTCCGGCGGCGTCCCAATGCGTAAGCTTCGGCGCCCTGCTTGGCATAGTCGTCTGTCATGCCGCCTCCCTGCCATTGAGGCCCTTGCGCTCGCGGATGCCGATCTCTTCGCGGAACAGGCTCAGCTGGGCTTCGTCCTCGAGCTTCGCCGCCAGCTTGTCGGACTGCATCACCAGCTCCTTTGCCACTTTGCGAAGGGCTTTGACGTTGATCCCGGCGTCCTTGGCGGCGTCGATGATTGCGGCGGCTTCCGCCTTGCAGTCCTCCATGCGGACGTAGACGTCGGACAACTGGTCGGCAAACTCGCGGATGTTGGTGTTACTCATCGCGCTCTCCTGCCATCTTTCGTGAGGCCTCGGTGAGCTTGCCGCCGCGAATGCGGTACAGGCCTTGGTTAGGGCTCTCGCGCATCATCTTCTCGAAAGCCGGGCGCGAGACGTCCATCAGCACCCGGTTGAGCGGTGCGGCTTGGCGGACGAGCGGATGATCATCGGGCAGGCTCGCGCGCCATTCTGCGGCTCGCTTCCATTGCTCGACGGTGGCCGGATCGTATGGCCCCATCTTGCTCTTGAAGCGGTAGCGAACGTCTTGCCCGTTCTTGCTACGCTCCGCCGCCAACAGCTTGGCTCGCTCGATGATTTCGGCGGGCTTCGGCCAGAACTGGCTTGAGCGGATGATGTCGCTTCCGACCTTGTCGAGGATCTGGATATTCCATCCCGAGATAGCTTCGGCAAACTCGTTGAGGAACATTTCCGGATTGGGCGTCTTAGGCTCGCCGTAGACGGAAATAAAACGCTGGATGAGGCGATCTTCGGGGGTCATCAGTGTACTCCTGCGTACTTTTCGGCCAGTATTTGCGAGGCGGTTTTGGCAGTCGGCGGCGGCTGCGCCCTAGGCCGGATCGGCCCTGTCGAGAAATTCTTCCGGCACCAGTTGCGCCACGTGGCTTCCCAATCCAGCTTGGCAGCGTCCTTGCCGCCCTTGGCGGTCCAGTAATCGCGGAACGTGTCGGCCTGGATTTGAATTTGATCGGCGGTCGTTTGCGGGAACGTCACCCGAGCCCATGAATTCCAATCGTCCGGAAGGACCCAATCATTTGCGAGCCGGGAGGCTCGCAGAACAGGCTTTGCGGCCGAGGGGGCTATAATGGGGGAGTCTTCTCCTTCTTCTCTTTTCTTCTCTTCTCTTTGCGCGCGTAGAATTTGCTCGCTTTTTTCGGCCTCAACCTGGGGGGTTGGTACCGAGTTGCCCTGGGGTTGCCCTGGGGTTGCCTCGGGGTTACTGGGGGGGATGGTCTCGGGTTCAACCTGCTCGCGGGCGAGAGCGTTCTGTGAACGCTTGAATTCGGCCATGGCGCGCGGCGAATAGATTCCGTCGTCGTCGTTGTTGATCTCGCCAGCCTCGATCAGCTCGGCCAGCACCTTGTTCAGCTTGTTGCGGTGGACTCCGATCATCCGTGAGGCGGTGGTCATGTCGGATGGCAGAGCCACACCAGCTTCCATGATGAACGCCGAGATGCGGATCAGTAATCCCTCCGCTTCAAGCGAGAGGTGCAAAGTAGACTGCCGCCAACGTGTGGGAAGAAACCGGCAAAACCTATCGGTTGCCTTGATTCCGCGCGATTTGTTCGCTACATATTCTGTCATTCAGCACCTCGAATGCTGGATACGCGCACTCAATCAGCCCCCGGCCCCAAACCGGGGGTTATTTACTTTCAGGCGATCGTTTCGAGATTGCGCAGGTCTACGGCGTGCAGAAGCTGGCTGGCGTCCGAGCCAAACCGCTTCGCGTTGAAAATGCGCAGGTTCTTGGCGATGACGACCTTGCTTTCATCGGAGAAATTTTTCGGCGTTGGCGATGTCGTGCAGCGCGCCAGATGGCCTGCGCAGTAGGACGTGCCCGGAACCTTATCGAGACCGCAGAAACCGTCCTTGGGCTCGCCGGGGACAAAGCGGCAGTGATGGGGCTCGAGCTGATCGAACTGGACGCGGGCAATGTCGTCGGCTGCTGGCGGCGGGATCGGGGTAGGTTCCTGCGGCGGCTCGGTGCGGGCGATATTCGGGTGCCACATGCGAACCGGGGCAAGGACGGCCTTCCGCGGGCCTTTGCGGGCCGGGCGATAGCCTGCTTGGCGCTTCTGAGCCATGCCGAGGCGATGCACCTTGCCGATCACGCCATTGCGGGACACGCCACCGATCTTGGCGGCAATCACGCTGGCGCTGAACCCCTGCGGCCAGAGCTCCTTGAGCAGCGCGACGCGCTCGTCTGTCCAATTTGATTTCATGCTCTGGCAATCGGTTAGACGCACGCACTGGTCGGTCTCATGAGGCGGACGGACTAAACCAGGCCACACAAGGAAAGCCTTGGTCTCGGTTTCCCGAACGTACGGTGCCCACTCCCCCGAGCTCAGCGCCGCACACGACCCATCCGTCCGGCTGATGAGGCCGGTTTACGCACTCAACAAAAACGCTGAACAAAGGGGACTGCCGCGCTGCCGGATCAGAACCGTGCGGGGTGCTCCTGGTGGGCCCGTTCCGGTCAGGCCACCCCACACGCGCGGCAGGAACTCATGCTGCTACTCGAGGCTCAGGCTTTCGCGCGCGCCCCAAAGGGCGGCGAAACAACGCGCTCGCTTCCTCGGGCGACAATCCGAATACTGCTGGATCAATCGCCTTCTTTTCCTTGCTGAGCCGTGCCGCAATGCGCAGATGCCAGCCGGTCGGGATGTGACCCCGAACCTTCCAGTTCGCGACGGCAGGCTGTGAGATGCCAAGCCAGTTGGCGACTGCGGTGTCGCCACCGAGGGCATCAATAAGGGCTGTGATCGTGCGAATTTCGTGCATAACAACCTATTTATCACACGCTGTTATTCGTAGCAAGATCACAAACGGGTATTAGACACAGACTGTGGGTAAATACATGATCCGCCGATGATCGATCCCGATGACACAGGCGACCTTATGACCGACGTCGGGAGACGTCTTGTCTCGGCACGCAAAGCCTTGGGGCTAGATCAACAACAGTTTGGCACCCGCGCCGGTTTGTCGCAACCATTATACAACATGTACGAAAATGGTAAGCGCCTGTTGACGTTACAGGCTGCCATGAAGCTTTGTGACGAGTACCACCTCACCCTAGACTGGCTCTACAGGGGCGATCCCAGCGGTCTTCCGTACAAGTTGGCGACCGTGATTCGCGACCAGCGCCGCGCGGCTCGCGCCTAATCCACAGCCTAAGCCTTTGAACAATGTTGCAGTTCCGCGCATAACGGGACGCGAATAACACCGTGTGATTTTTTCCGCTTGACCTATCACAACTTGTTATATAGATTCGTCTCATCACCGGGGCGGCGGACACCTAGCCAACCCTGACCTGCGACGGAGACGGACGGCTCGTCCCCCTTAGAGCCCAATCCGCCTCATGACCCGCCTCCCCGGTGATAGCGATACAGGAGGCGGGAATGAATGCGTACACGATCAAATATGAAGACGGGGCGGTGGCCAAAACTGTGACGGCCAGCGGGACCGATGTCCACGACGCGATCCGCTCTCTTGGCTTCAAGGACAGCGATACCTTCATGGCGATGCGGGTCATCACCTGGGCCAAGAACGGCGGCGTTGCGCATACGCCATCGAAATAACCGGCAGCGGGCACGCCGAGTGCCCCGGTGATGCGAGAGGATGCAATGATGCGCAAGCCAAGCATTAGCGAAGACGGCACGCTTGAAATTCTCGATGCGGCAAGCGCTGACGAGACCGGAGTTCTTCAGCACGCAATTGATGTCTTCGGTGCTGAGTTGGCATCCGCAATCGATGAAGGGCGGATCGTTTCTGGTGATCTTGTTTACGCCAAGGCCACAACGGTCGCCGACATCAACGGGAAATCTCGCAAAGCCACCCTGACATTCACTTTGCAAGACAACTGACTACCGGCAGCGGGCACGCCGAGACCTCATGTGTGGGCGCACATGAGACGGCCGGGTGAGTAGCGGGGCGGACAACAGACAGAGCCGCTCACCCGGCCAACCTTTCAACCGAGGGAGATCACCATGTCTCAAGTCACTCTGATCCATATCCACGACGTGCGCGGGTTCAAAGCGCGGGCCGATGTCGCCGGCGGTTCCGGCTGTCTGTCTCTGCAGTACGGGCCGAAATTCACCGATGCCGTCGCCTACTTTATGAACGCGGAGAAGGCCAAGGCGCTGGCCGCAGCGATCAACGCATTCGAGGCAGACTGGGATCGGCAGATCGCTGAGGAACAGCAAGCCGAGGCTGGCGGCCAGTCCTACGAAGACGAGCATCGGCTTACCTATCGGGACGTGGCGTGATGGAGCGCTGCACCGAGCACGGACTTCTCAACTGCAAATGCCGCGAACCGTTGGCTGCGTTTCTCGCCCGACAGATCGGAGACGGACATGGGAGCCATGGGTCACTTCCTAACCTTCGTGGGGTTCCTGATCGCGGCGCTAGTGATCGGGTTCTTAGTGGGGAACGCGGAAGATCGGAGAAATCGCAATGACTGACAACGACGAATGCCCGCGCGACGACGGCGGGTTTGATCCGAGAAGCGGCGCCGACCTTGTTGACTTCCCTATTGTCCGCGCCAAGCGCAAGCCGATTGATCCGTCCGTTCCTGGCACGAACCTTCGCGAGATCGGAACGGCGGAGAGCTTCGAAGGGATCGGCATCAACATGCTGTGCGCGGGTATTCTGTTCCTACTCGAGCGCTTCGGCCCCGAGCGGACGCAAGAGCTGATGGCCCATTCCTACGCTGAGACGCGGCGTAGGCACATGACTAAGGCAGCGAATTGAGGGTGTGATGAGCGACGATTTTCAGAACTGGCGTGACGCATTGGCAGGCAATGAAGTGGCCTTGCACGCCGACATTCCGCATCCGGGATATTACAAGATGCGCAAGGGCAAGGATGGCCCGTGGCAGCCGGTGGCGATCTGGCGCAAAGACGGGCATTTGGTCTGCCGCGTGGCCGGCGACATGGTGGACCCGCTATCGGTCTGGACGTGGTGCGCCAAGAACCCGATTGCCAAGGACGCCGCAAAGCAGGCATTCGACACCGGCTCATTCCCCGGCGAGATCGCAATCGGTCACAATTCGGGCGACGTGTCGCTGGCGGAGGAAATTGCCGAGGCGCGCGAGCAAGCCATGGGCTGGCTTGGCAAGACGCCGATCGCCGACAAGGTGACGGCGGACATGGCGGCCAACTATCGCGCCCGACTGCTGGACCTCAGCAAGAAAGCCGACAGCGAGCGCGAGGGCAAAATCCGGCCGCATCTCGACGCGCAGAAGACGATCAATGCGGAATACAAGCCGCTAGTTGATGGGGCCAAGGCCGACGCCGACAAGATCAGGGGCGCGCTCAGCGCCTATCTGGCGGCCGAGGAAGCCAAGGCCCGTGCCGAGGCCGAGCGCAAGGCACGCGAGGAAAACGAGCGGCGCATGGCCGAGTGGAAGCGCCAGCAGGAGGAAGCTGCTGCGGCCCGTGCTGAGGCTGAGAAGGCCCGGCAGGCAGCGCAGGAAGCTGAAATCCCGCCGCCGCCCCCTGAGCCCATGCCAGAGCCGCCATCGCCCGTATTCGTTGCCCCTGAGCCCGTCAAGCTGCAGGCCGGCGGCCAGCGGGGCAAGAAAGCCAGCTTGCGGACGCTGACCCGCTACGAACTGACCGACTACGCCGCAGCGCTCGCGCACTGCAAGGATCACGCCGACGTGCGCGCCGCTGTCGAGAAGGTGGCCTTTGCGCAGGTTCGTGCCGGCGCGGCGGTTCCCGGTGTGCGCAGCTACGAAGAAAAGGTGGCCGTATGAGCAACGTCGCAACACTCCGCGCGGGCGGGCATCTCTCGCCCATCGTCCCGCAGACCATCGAGGACGTGTACCGGCTGGCCACCATGGCGTTCCGGTCCGGCATGCTGAAGCCGCTCAAGTCCGGCTTTGGCGAGAACGCGCAGACGGAGGACACCGAGGCCACGTTGGCGCGCGGCACCATGATCATCATGCAGGGAATGGAGATCGGCGTCCCGCCCATGCAGTCCATCCAGCTGCTGGCCATGATCAACGGGCGCATCGCGGCGCACTCCGAGGCTGTGCCGGGGATCATCTGGGCGCGCGGTTTCAAAATTCGCGAGTGGTTCACCGGGACGGAAATGGCCGACGATTGGACGGCGCATTGCGAGATCACGCGCCCGGACGGCGACAAGATCACCGGCAAGTTCTCTGTGGCCGACGCCAAGCGCGCCGGGCTCTGGGATCAGTCGCCGACCAAAGTGTCATTCGGCAAGACGAAGCCCAATGACAGCGCGTGGTTTCGCTACCCGCAGCGCATGCTCAAGGCCCGCGCACTCGGCTTTGCCGGTAAGGACGGCGCGGCCGATGCCCTCAAAGGCATCCAGATCCGCGAGGAAGCCGAGGACATGGCGCCGCGCGAAATCAGGGACGTGACACCGGCCAAGGTGCCGGCTCTGGAGCTCCCCGACATTCCCGATGAAGCGCCATCGACGGAGACGGCCGAGGCGCGCAAAGCAATCGCCGAATGCATCAACGCCGAGATGCTTAGCCATCTCCGTGAGGCGTATCCCGAGGCTGATTGGGAGAACCTTGCCGGCGAATACGATGCGAAGTTTGAGCAGTTGAAGGCACAGGCGGCGGAATAGGGAGTAAGCGTCATGGTGGGGGTAACTGATACGGAACTAATCGTCGCCTACGAGAACGGGCTGACCGTCGCCGAGATATGCCATCGGCACAACATTCAGTTCAGAGATGCAAGTCTGAGGTTGAAGCGGAACGGTGTCAACATCCTTCGGGGGCGTCGGCCCGGCATCGACGCAGCCAAGGCAAGCGCGGTAATGCAAGCCGTCTGCGAGCAATACAACGTCACGATTGACGAGTTGCGGATAGCGTGCCGCGCAGAGCCGCTCGTCACGTTTCGCCACATCGCGGCTTACCTGCTGCACAAGATCGGCCTGAGCTTTCCGCAGGCGGCTCTCATGCTCGGCTACAGCGACCACACGAGCGTTATGCACGCGGTCAAACGGGTGCGCGACAAATGCCGCGAGACGCCGTGGCTTCAAGCGCACGTCACAAAGATAGAAGTCAGTGCTAAGCGCATTTGGTCGTCGTCGCGCAAGCAGAACGCGGTTGCCGAATGAGCAGCCTTCTCCTGCAGATGGAAGAAATGGCGCGGCGCGGCTATGGCGCGGAAGACATAGCCGTGAAGCTCGGCGTCCGCCGGCAGAACGCGTGGCAGTTCGTGCAGATCTACGGAGGCAAGCATGGGCGCAGAACCGACAGTCAGGGAAGCCGCCGAGATGCTGATCCACGCCCTCAACCGGCAGGAACGGGATCGCCCGGACTACTCGGCAGAGATCGTCATGCGGACGGTGAAGCCAGTCTTGGAGCTCGGCTGCAAGGCATTCGCAAGGGCGGATGATCGGCGTCGGGCCAAGGCAGCGCTGGCCATGGTGTGTGCAGAGCTTGGGATAGACCCATGACAAACTGCCCCCATTGCGGCTGCGACGTCGAGGCAAAGCCGAAGGGCAAGCCGCGCTCTGTCCCTCAGCATCGCCGGTACTTCGCTTTGATCAAAGCCGCGTTCTCGCACTGGCCAGACGAGCACCGATTCAAACCGACGTCAGAAGAACATATGCGCAAGTGGCTACAGGCGAAGTCAGGATACCACAATATCAGGACCGTGGACACGGCAGGCATGGACAAGCAAGACGCCATCGTCGCAATCGCTGCCGAGCTGGCCGCGGCTGATCCGATGCACTTCACATCCGTGGTCGGCGGCAAGTTCCACATCGTCGAGAGCAAGTCGATAGACTTCGACACGCTGCCGCATCTGGCCGCCTGCGCCCTGTTCGATGCCGTGGCCGAGACCATTGAAGCCGAGACCGGCTTGAAAGCCGAGCAGATCATGCCGCCGCTGCGGCCGTCGGCTGGGTTGAAGCGTGAGCTGCTTGCAGAGGTTCCGATATGACCGGCACCAGCTTCCAGCACCACAAGCGCGGGGCGATGACGCCGCAACGGCGGGCGCGGATTTTCCAAGCGGCCGGCGGCAAGTGTCACAAGTGCGGGCGCAAGCTTGGGCCGGCCGATGATTGGGACGCGGATCATAAAATCGCGCTTGAGAATGGCGGCACGGATGACGACGCAAACTTGGCCCCGTGCTGCGACTGGTGTCACGAGGAAAAGACCGCAGAAGATGCTTCCCTTGCAGGCCACGGCCGGCGGATGGCGACGAAGCACTGCGTTCCCAAGAGGTTTCGGAAAGGGAAAGGGTGGCGCTGATGGCAGCCGCAGCAGAGCGCACCGGATGGTTCAGACCGAAAAAGGTTCTCGGCCACGCCGACAACGACGAGCGCTATGAGCCCGTGGAAGTGACAGACCCCACCTACATCGACGGCGAGGTCATGGCGATGCACGAGTGCTTGAGACAGCTCGAGGTGTTGGACGTGCCGGCCCGAGCTCGTGTGTTTGCGTACCTATACAGCCGTTTGGGTCCGGAGATACCGAAATGACCGACATCGTGGAACGGCTGCTGTCGTTCAAAACAGACCTCGATAAAGAGCAAGCCGCCGCCGAAATCCTCCGGCTCCGCGCTGCCCTCGCCGCAGCGCCAGATCTAGCCGAGGCGTTGGAGCGAAAGCCGGATATCTCCGTACTCAACGCTTTCATGCACTCCGATGTAGCGAACAAACTGACCGAGCAGTTCCCCGAGGTCGGCGCATTCCTAGGCGCCTATTCGATGTGGAGCCTTCAATCTGACGCGGCATTGGCCAAAGCGAAGGGGGAATGAGCATGGTCGCAATCAATTTCAGTGCTCAATTCGCTGAGCCGGTTGAGCGCGGAGAAAAGTGCCAAACGATCCGGCGCGGACGGCGGAATATATACCCTGGCTTTGCACTGCAGCTCTACACCGGACAGAGGACGAAGCAATGCCGCAAGCTTCGCGATGCGGTGTGCAAAGACGTGACCTATGTCGGACTGACCGAGAAAGGCATCACACTCGGGGATGTGCGGCGGTTCCCGCGCGACATTGACGAGTTTGCCCGCCTCGATGGGTTCAAGAACTACGCCGAGATGTGGAAATGGTTCTCAGAGCGCTACGAGACGAACAGCTTTACCGGCTACATCATTCGCTGGGAACCAATACCATGAAATCACGCTCTGTGCTGTCTGCGGTCGGACTGGAGCCGCGCGGCCTCATGCGTGAGGAAGCACTTGCACGGTTCGGCCTCGGTCCGGATAGTTCAATCCGGCAGGACGTGCTGGACGAGTTGAACGCGAACTATCTGACCGAAAAGGAAGTGCGCGCGATCTGCGGCATCACGCGGAAAACGCTGCGGATGCTGGTCGAGACCAAGCGTATCCAGCCGCCCTATCCGTACTTGACCGGCGACGTGTGGAAGCGCGACCACATCAAAGCAGCATTGAACCTGTTTGCGCCGCCGGTTCCGGTTGCGAAAGACGATGAAGCCCTGACGCGCGAGTGCGTCTACTTCGTTCATGGCGGCACTCTGATCAAGATCGGCTGGGCGCAGAACGCCCGCATT